TCATACCCAATCCTTTTAGCTAATCTAGCAAAAGTTACACGATTAAAATAATCCAAACATTCATCCACAACGGATAATATAACGTCGTCACCATAAGTAAGAAAATCAACATTCACGTCGATTGTTTCAATTGCACTAGGCAACTCGTGAATTTCTCGCGTCATTTGATACACGACATAAACCAACCAAACATTAGTAATTGAATTAAAAAGATCCGTTAAAGGATTTCCACTCTTATTCCCTTGAGCAGACTCTGCCACACAATTACCTATAAGATGCAAACTACACTGCAACGTTTGGATAAGTGCATGTCTCTCATTAATATTTTGCACTCCATAATAATGATCAGTGACTGCTAGGAAAAAATCAAAGGCTGCTGGTTGCACTGTTCCATCATAATTCTTATAATCAACATCAAAACCAACATCACTACGTTCCCTAAGAACTTCATAATATCTACCCCAAACACTATCTTTATCCTTTCCTATACCATGATGCAACCTAAAACCAGCATGACGCTTATAATAATCCGTAAAATGACCAAAATACTTACGACAAAGTAACGTATACACCACACAAGGTTGTTCAAAAACTCGAGTCTTACCAATTCGAGCTTTCTCCAAACTCACTAACTCATCCTTAAGCGTGGATACCCAAAAAGTAGTCATACACTTACCACTTTTAATATCTTGCTCACACCTATTATAAAAATCTATTATAGTACAGTCCCAAACAGGAACACTGTACTGACGAGCTTTTTCAGACCAATCATATCGTAAGGTTTCTACACTACCATCAGGACGAATTCTTTGCTCAACAGAATCAAAAATTTCGGTCTTACCATTAGAAAACCATAAACCCCAATAACCTGCTCCTGTCTTCATCACCAAATGTTCCATAGTACCAAATCCATTCAAGGATTCATCAAACGTCAAAGCTCTAGCCTCTGGATCTGCAAAAATCTTCTTACAAAAATGTTTAACCGCATTCATGGTGTAAATAACTGGGACGACTCTTTCTGCCGCCACAGTATATTTTTGTGCCCCAGTAATCAATGGGTGCCTAGTAACACCTGCGACATTAACTGATATCTTCACACTAGGTAAATATTCATTAGTCCAATTACGATGTATGAAATCAGTACCATCTCCCAATGTTCGCTTACGATACTTAGTATTAACGGGTGTCCATCTCTGTAATGGACACCCGTTAATTTTAATTTGACCGACCAAAGGCATAGTATCAGTATGCCAAAGGTCTTTAAAATAAGCAGGAACCTCACTAATCTCGACTTTCGCAATTTCCTCTAAAATCAACGGTTCAACATGCTTAACCTCCTGCACAGAATCTAACAAAGTTTTTGCTAATTCAATAGATTCTCTGATTAAAGGCGTAATACCTACATTATGCTTAATTTCATTAGGCATCCCTAACGAATGCATTCCTAACAAACAATGCTGTGCACTAGATGAGACGTGAACATATGGTCTTCCACAGTCCCCATACTGAGAACCCAAAGCGCTCTTACCCACTAAATAAGCTCTATTCTTGAATTTCAGAGACGTTTCAAAACTAAAAACGCTTTACATCCTACATCTCCACATTGCAATCCTAACATTCTTGACGATTGTGCACTACCTGAATAAAAAGCCATATCATCAACAGTCATTAAATGTGACCAAATACTCTTTGCTCCAACAATTGTAACGCCTGGTAAACTAGCCAATCTTCCATCAAGCTTAAAACCCAAAAGATCACCCACTCCTTCTAACTGTGTTGAATTCTGGGTAGTCACACTAATAGGTACCCAACCCATATGCACTCCACGTCTACGTATTTCTATTTCCATGTACGTACTCATTACTTCTTTCTTAGTTTCTAAATAAACTAACCAGAAATGTTCTGGAAAAACAATATGCCGCGAATCCAATGCAATTGCTAACATTTTCCGAGGCTGCATATCAGGATGACCAAAACGAACATAGCGCAAATTATTAGAAACAACTACTTGCCTCTCATCCAAACCCACCTGTTCTAGCACTTTTGTTGTGGCATCTTTCATTTTCATCTTAGTAGGAGCTTTTGTTTTAAGTGCTTTCGATCCATCATAATGTGCTCCTTGTTCCAAAGGAGCAGTAACTGTTCTAAACAGCATCCGCAATACTTTTGACAACAACGCAACTACCACCACACCTGCAGCGGCGACACCACACCACTTAAGCATACACTTAACAAGTCCAGGCCACCTCTTTTCATCAGTCTTTTCATCACTTTCACCAAACCGCTTAAGATAACCCAAAACTCGCATAAGGTTTATATAATTTTCTGGAGCACGATCTAACACTATCCAATTAGGATCTGGCAAAGTCTTGCACGCTTTCCAATCATTCTCTCCAATACCATACTGCTCCATCATATTACAACCTCGCACTTCTGCTAAGAAAGAGCGAGCCTTACTAGCAGTCATACTAGGTTGTGCCTCCAACACACGATGCACAAAGTTATATCGATTAGACCTAGGAATATCAATCTCTTCCTCATCCGTTTCATAATTATCAGAATCATCATACATCATCTGCTCTTGTACTCGCATTTTATCTAATATTCCTGTAAAGGCTTTAAAACCCTTTTTACGTATACGATAAAGTTGAAGTATTGCATCTACTAACTGTTTCATAGTCATAATTTGTCCTTTTGGAGCAGACCCATTTGCACTATCAAAATTGTGAGTTGTAATAGTCCAAATACGATCCATGCGTTCATATAAATTGTCAGAAGTTCCATCAAATTCACCTAAGTGACGTACAACCAACTCATGATCCAAAGTTCTTTTATTACCATCTACTTTCTGAAACAAAGGATTCGTCACTAATTGTACACTAATAGGAAACCTACGAGCCAAAGCTGATGACTGCTTAATGGCTGTCAAACCTGTAAAAGTAGATAAGTTAGTAGTACAACACACAAAATCAGATACAAATAAAATTCCCTTATCAGCTAAATCTGCCATATTAACAGGAGCATCAGAAGAAGAAATTAAGTTTATAACATTACCAATATCTTCTTCCGCTTTTGATTGTCCAAAATCATCTAAATTAACCCATACGTGTTGCTCACCAAGATACCCATCCCAATAATCAGCTTTGGGATCCATCGACTTAGTATAAACCCTAGATTGTGTTTCATCAAAATTACTAGATATACCTAACTCACGCATAATGGCGTGTGGTAAAAATTGCGAACATAATAAAGACTTACCACAACCAGCATCACCTCTAAATAATATACCAATAGGTTCAGCTCGCCCCTTAGACGTTTTCATTTGCTTCTCAGCATTAGCGTGAGTCTTAATTAAATCATCAGCAGTACGTAACCAAACGGTATTAAAGTGCGGTATAGGAGATCCAAAAGTACGAACTTCCTTAGCAAATTCGGTTAAATCATGTAACCTAGAAAAATTAGTCTTTCCTTCAATCACTTTAAATAAACCAGAATTAACAAATGCATTCACACTTTTCATATCATCATAATCTCTCTGCCACTTTATTAACTTACCATGGTTTTTATCAGCCCAACTAGTAAAACAATCTGGCCCATCAATAAAGAAAGCAATAGCCGCCTTTATTCCTGCATCAGCTGCAGTCCAAAGTGTTGGAATACTACGAACAGCTCCTGCAACTTTAGAAAAAGACGCACACGCTTCTGCAAATTTCCACGTAGCTAAATTACGCACATCTTTAACATCAGCCGAACACAAATTATACCCTAACATAGTAGCTATTCCTGCAACCATGGCTGTCGCCACTGTACCAGAGACTGCTTGTTTTGGATCAGGTCCCTGCATTTCTATACCGTCATATTTTATCCCAAGTACTTCATCTAGTTTGTCCAGTAATTGGGATCCATAACGATAAGCTAACACACATTTAGCAGCTAAGGAAGTTATCATCAACGTACGCAATGTTGGTGATTCAGTAGTAAACATTACATACAAGTTTGCAACAAAATCTATCATCCATATAACAACAGGCAATATTCTATCAAGCACATTATCCGTCACAATCGACAACCTACTCTTCACATGTTCTACTGCTCTTACAGTACATTTGTTAGTACACCATTCATGTATACTCTCAAATGTATCACGAAAAAACACTATAGGATTACACCTTTCTCCTATAGCACTTGCATAACGTGTCATCTTCTCACACAACGAGTCAGCAAATACATCAGCTTCTTCCATATCCTTAGGATCAACCATAGCATCACCTGGCGCATCACTCCACTCTTCTTCCATTTGTTCTATAATAAGACCATCTATCTCTACGTCACCTAATAATGATTCAAAAGAAGAATTCCAGGGATCACGTAACAATTCTAAATTGGCATATTCAGTAACCTGAATTGGCTGTCCTGTTATTACTACTGGAACAGTCCCCACCAATGATGATGCAACATAGACCCCCATAGATACTGCATGCTCAACCACCCCTGTACCTATTGCTGTAATCGTAACATCAATTAGAGCATTAGTTGGTATTGTTGGAAACGTCATATTAATAACGGTTGGTATATTACTAACAGCAGAAACTGTTTGAATAAAAGCAAATGCATCCGTAACGTTCCCCACTGTATACGTAATATCAACTACATCCGTAACTACAGTAGAAGTAATTATTGCAGTTGCACTCAACTGAAAAGTATTTACTACACCAACTGTTGCAATGGAAGGAAAAGCTTGAGATATAACCTGAGTATTCGTCGTCACACCTGTAAAACCACCCATACCTGGCATTTCTTCTCTTATTGGACCCCTCATATCAGCCTCAGTAAGGGTTTTAAATTTACGCGGAAGAGATTGCAAAAAAGTACGCACTTCTTCATCAGTAAAAACTTTCTCACGATAAACTCTAACTTTGTCATAGTCAATAATTTCATGATCACTATCGTCCTTCTTCACGGGCAAAACATAACTTTCTGGCCACCCACTACATAAAGGATCCATACAAACTAATCCATCATCACCTTCAAATTCGGGTGCCCTTCTCCGTCGCCCAATTGACGATGCACCACCCAGTCTATAACTATCTTGTAAACCATGCCAAAAGATATTAAACCACTTATCCAATTTCTGTTTAAAACTCATACCCATAGCATGAGTACCTACCTCTCTAACATGCTTCTCAGGAATACCTGTTATCTTAGAAACATGCTGAACTATAGTATCAACTACAGCCTTTGGAACCGTTTGCAGGGTGGGCAACTTCACAACCCTGGCATGTCCCAATTGAAGTTCCTTATCATCCACATCAACCAATTTATGAGCTACAGGAGGATTAGCTGGTTGCCAACCCCCAGCACTAATATCACCCAATTCCACAAGAACCTTACGTTTCCTACCACTAAAAGTAGGAGTTGGTCCTTGAAACAATCCATAAGCTATAGGAAAATACAATCTAAAGTCATCTCCAATAGTATGACCAATTTGAGTAAAAATTTCCGTTGCTGTATCGTTATTAATTGCTGCCAAAACTACATTCGCATACTCACCTTGAGAAGCAATAGTAGTACTAGGAATACTAATAACGGGATCCCTATGATAAAAAGGTATTTCAACTGTATGCTCAAAAGCCAAACCAGGTCTCCATACAGACGAACCTTGATAAAAAGCACTAACATCACTTATAGGTGCTGTAGTACTAACAATTGCGTCCGAAAAAGTCAGATCATAAAATTGGGGAAACGTAGCCAAAGTTACTCCCCTATTAGCTCCAACAGGTACTATATAAGTCACCTTATTAGAACCATTTGAAAAACAAAAAGAATTTCTCAGAAAATTATGTCTATCCCCAAAGAAAGGTGGAAAACTCAAAATCTGTGACCAATTAGCCGTAGTTGGCACAGTGGAAGATTGAACAGCAGCAAAATCCATTCTTCTCAACAAATTATAAATTTGCATATGATCCTGAACCATTATACCTTCCAAAGTACTAACTGGCCCCTGGAAAATATCTTGCTCCGACGCTTTCTTAAGTGCAGAATCACTAGTAGTACCTTCCTGTCGGTCACCACCGCCTACAACATTTTCCATTTGTTCTACAATCTCCATCGTAATTGCTTGCTGAGTTCTTTTAAGTCCAATATACGGTTCATTAACCCTAAACCATATTGTACCACTCAAAGTATTTGCACCTCCTACTGGAATACGCAACGCATTCCAGGGTAAAATCTGTACCCTACCCATAACTGGCAACGAACCATTAGGATCCACACTTTCCAGCGGAGTAACGTAAGTCCACGGAATTTTCAATACAGCTGCTGTTTCACTAGCAGGATTAAAGAAAACATGAGGAAACTGAGTCCACGTAGAAATGGAACAGTGAGTATAATCTATACCAACAGGTACATACATCATTATCAACAAACCTGCATACTGTATAGGAGCATTCATTCGAAAAGTTACATCAAATGTTCCACGAAAGAAAGCATGATACTGAATAAGACCATTAATAGAAATATCAGCAGCAGCCAATACGTCATGAGGTAATGATATTGTAGCCAAAGTTAATGGTAATGCATCCGAATCATCCCACGTAATTCCAGTTTGCAACAAATAATCACGCCCTATAATAGATTCAGTTGATGCAGAACCAACCTTTGCACCTCGATGAATCTGTAACATTTCAGACACAGAAATACCCTCATTTGGCTCAGCAATCACAGGAGGAAGATCCTCCTTCTTCTGCACTTCCATTTCTTCAAAAATAGCACTTCTGACATTATAATACGTCAAACCTGGAGTTTTATAAGTTGGTGTCTTAAATGTAAAATCTGGACCAGCTCGTACATAAACATTAACATCTATCGTAGTCGCCACAGTATTAGGCGCCATTAAAGGATTTTGCACAAAAACACTCAATATACCAACATTCCCAATATTAACATAACTATCTGTATTTACTGCTGGACCAAAAGTAGAAGTAACACACTTCTTATACTCAGTTTCTCCAACATACTCAACCACAAATTCAACCCTGTTCTGCTGGGTTAAATCCATAGTAGTTGTAATCAAATTTCTACTTTGTGTTGCTGTAGGTGCTGCCAAAGAAGCAGGATTAAATGCAATTTGCAACTGCCCTTGATGAAACTTAGTACACACCGCCTCAAAAGTGTATACTAAAGAACCTTTCCAAAATTGAAACATATTTGCGTAATTACACAAAACGGTCTGATCGTAAGTTCTAAGACCTCCACCATCAATAAAATTAGCACAAAAATTTGGACTAACTCTATAACGAGCTTCTACAGCACCTACAGCATCTGTGGTTGCCCACTGGAAAATATTCAAACGGGAATTAATCATGCATCGATGCAAAATATTAGTCACATCTATTTCCTTCCCTAACTTAAACATGGCAGACTCATCTTGAGATCTATCACTAGTAAACGCCAACTTCTTAGCCTTCCTAGAATGAGGCATGGCAATATCACTATCCCCGTGCGGCTCCATTTGTTCTTCCACATAAATTTCCTCACCATCAATAATAGGTTTAGAAACAATTATTCCCGATACATCCATTTGTTCTTGTATATCTAAACAATAAACTACCTCTACTTTCGCCTCATTAACTAAAGTCCTAATTTGACTTATTTTAGTTAACGCACCACGTGACAATTCAAGAAATTCGGCACGCAACTTATGTAACGCTTTCTCGTCATTAACTATTTTATTACAGTTCTTCAACCGTATCGCCATATTAGAAGTATACACAAACATCAACTCCTTTTGCTTCTTCAAACTCTTGATAATGCCATCTGAAATTGGCCCTTGCAAATAAAAATTCTTCCCAACGAGACCATCCATCTTTCTGACATTATTCAAAATACCAGTAACTTGATCAAAAATTTGATCTTTAAATTCACCTTTCCAAGTCCCAATAACATTGTGTACATTCCACGAGACTTCCTTTAAATAAATATGAATCAAATTTCTAATATCTGGTCCTACAGACTCTACATAATCATAGTAGGGCTTACTAGCACACACTTCAGCATCAACACTCGACTCCATTTGTTCTTCTACAAAAAGAACATCAACGTCGTCATCACCACCATTACTAATTGGTGGATTGACATGTACACGATGAAGACACCAACAATCCTTCTCAGGCAATTGTGTATACGGGCAAAAGGAGAAAATACGACGCACTCTACGCCAAATTTTCCTCAACTTTCCTTCAAGTTTTACGTTAACATTCTCTTCGTGAGGCTCAACACACACAACATTTGGTCTTCTTCGCATATCCTTCCACCAAAAAGGATCCTCCCGTGATGGAGGAACAGTCGTCATTTTAGCTTCAACATCATCCTCAACAACACTATCATCAGAATCCTGACGAATCACAGCAAATGCATGCCATTGCAACTTTGGAAAGACACACTCCGCCTCACACGGCTGGTAGCTGACAGGGCGCATTAGATCTTCAAACTCTGCAAACTTTTCTCGAAAATCTTGACGAGCTTTCAACATAAAATCAGGTCCAACATGCACGTACCCATCAACCTCTTTCTGGCGAGCAATTCTCTCTCGTACTAAGTTCCACTTAAAATCACTAGTGGTAACTCTAGATTCTTTCTTCTCCTTCTTAGGATGTCGCTTATTATAAGCAACATTTCTATCCTTGCGATACTGTCTCCATTCGGCATCTGAATGCCAAACATACGGCTTCTTTGACTGCACTGCAGCTTGTTTAGTGGAACTGGCGCATGGGGTTTGTTCTATTGAAGACATTTCCATGCAAATTAACAACCAGTAACGTACTGGCCACGCACAATTCTCACAACAATTTATAATAACAATCAATAAGCTAAATGACGCACTCACTTTTAACCTCGGACTCTAATCAGACTTAGCATCACTAGTTCCACCTGGATAGAGGTTAACACCAGTTATAATAGACGAGTACGACCCGTCCAAAACAGTAGTAATCCGCTGAATCAACGCTTATAGTCTACCAACCAACGTTGGCCTGACAAGCTCATCAATACGGAACTTTCTGCTAACAAGTGAAAACATATCATGCCCGGCTTTCCTAGATTGGTTCATCCAAAATCTCCCCGGTTCCACGCGGAAGAGCGAAGAATCTGTATCTTATCATGAGTGCTTAAATGTTCGCTTGGTCATATAAATTAATCGATGACGGTGATCCTGTGCAGAACACCTCTCTCAAATAGAAGTTTTAAGTCATTACGGACTACAATACGAAACAAAACAAATACAACACAAAGTTTTCAAATACACCAAGAGGTATAAATACCAATTGATGGAGAAGAAATACACTAAGACTAATAAATTAGTCATAATGCAATAAGCCGTACCACGGCAAACGGTTAAAATAGGGTGC